TTGTCCCCGACTCTACTATTCTAATTGCAGCACACAAGTACACCGGTGCACAAGAAATTATGCAGCGTATACGATATGCGTATGAAAATTGTCCAGATCACATAAAAGCTGGCGTAACCACGTACAACAAGGGTTCGCTAGACTTTGAGAACGGATCACGCATTGTGTCTGCTACTACGACTGAAAACACAGGTCGTGGTATGTCTATTACATTACTGTATCTTGACGAATTTGCCTTCGTTCGTCCCTCAATCGCACAAGAGTTTTGGACTTCTATTACTCCTACTCTATCAACTGGTGGTAAGGCCATCATCACTTCAACCCCAAACAGTGATGAAGACCAATTCGCTCTTATTTGGAAGGGTGCAAACAAGACAGAAGATGAGTTTGGCAACACAACTGAGTTAGGTGTTAACGGCTTTAGAGCGTTTAGAGCATACTGGACTGAACAACCAGGCCGTGACCAAAAATGGGCTGATGAAATGAAAGCTCAACTCGGTGATGACAGATTCAATCGTGAAATCGGTTGCGAATTCATCATTGCAGACGAAACCCTAATCAATCCAAACACATTGATTATGCTTGAGGGCATTGAACCTAATAATAGAATGGGACAAGTACGCTGGTACAAACTACCTGAAAAGGGCAAACTATACGTAGTTGCTCTCGACCCATCATTAGGTACAGGTGGCGACCCTGCTGCTATTCAAATCTTTGAAGCAAGTACGACTACACAAATCGGTGAGTGGAAACACAATAAGACTGATATTCCTAGTCAAATCAAACTACTAGCTGAGATTTGTAAGTATATCTCAGAAAAGACTAATGAACCAAACAACATTTACTACTCTATTGAGAACAATGGCATTGGGCAAGCAGCAATTGTATCGTTAAACGAGTACGGTGAATCAAATATAACAGGTATTTTCATAAGTGAAGCAGGTAAAGGTAAACGAGGATTCACTACCACCAATAAACCTAAACTTGCTGCTTGCGCTAAGTTCAAAACCTTACTAGAATCAAAGAAACTAACAATACATAGTCGTTCACTGATAAGTGAATTGAAGGCATTTGTCGCATCCGGTGGAAGTTATGCTGCTAAGATTGGCGACACTGATGACTTAGTTATGTCATCTTTACTAGCAGTGCGTATGATGACGCAATTAGCAAGCTATCACGGTGATCTTGAAAGCTATATTAGGGACCACGATGAGATGATTGAACCACTTCCCTTCTTTGCTATATTGGGCTAGTACGGGATAAATATACATATGGCTCAAGATACAGAAAACTTTAACAAAGAATTATACAACCTTTTAAAAGTGAGAGGGTATGAACCTGTTCCGCTAGACAGCAAAAATCAACGTGTTCCTGCTAGTCAAGCAGCAGATGTTATACAATTTACTTTCATTAAAGACGGTGAAGACTATGGTAAAGTTTGGTTAACAATTGATGAAGCAAAAAACGTCATTGTGTATTACGATGAAGAACAACAAAAAAGCCCCAGCGGTAAAACACCCGGTGTAGAATATGATGATAGTTGGACAGGCTTCCTAAAGCATGTCAAGAACTGGGCACAAAGACGCCAGCTAAGCTTTGAATTGCTAAACAAAGACAGATTGAGCGATGACATGAGACAACGGGATTATTACAAGATGAAAGAAAGAGTAGCTGAAGGTTATTACCCAATGGGCAAGAAAGCGTCATATAATGATGCAGTTCCTAATGTAAAGATTGTTTTACAACACAACCGCGCACTTGAAGAAGGTGAACAGCGTTATCGCAATGTAGCTAAAATCTATCTTGAAAACGTCGATGGCGAAAGATTCCTAGCTCCAACTAATCGCCCCGGCATTGCTCGTGTATATGCTCGTCATATTGCAGAAGGCGGCGTGCCCAATGATGATCGTTGGAACCACATCAAGTCAATCTGCGAAGATTACACTAAGATGGCTGGCTTTGTTCGTGCTACACGTAATGGACAATTCAACGAATCAGCACAAGAACTTGTAACTGAAGGCATCAATCACTATAACGGTCTTCGTGAAACACTAAGCAAGATGACCGGACATCGCGGTTATCAAGCATACTTTGAATCATGGACACCGGCTCTCATGGAAAATGAAGGCGACGAATCCATCAACGAACTATTCGTGCAGGAAACAATGGATCCTCGTATTGAATCAGCTATGCCAATTCTTTCACGCCTTCGTAAGCCAGTTGCTGAAATGAGCGAAGTAGATACTCTTGCTGAGTGGGCTGACACTATCATTAGCGAAAAGCTAGACATGGATTCTACTACAAAGACTATGGCAGTTCCTGCTGATGAAATGTTAGATGAAGCTCCTGGCGCAGAAACATTGTCGCATAATCAATCAACTGAAAAGTCAAACTTAAAAGCATTTGATCTTGAAGAAGGTGATGTTATCCCGTTCAAGAAAAAGAAGCAAGACGATGATGATGATGATAGCTGGATTCCATCAATTGAAGACTTTGAGCAGGAAGAAGCAATCCGCAATCGCAATCGTGAGTATCAAAAACGCAAACGCACCCCTGCAAATGATGTCAACGAAATGGATAAGAGTCCAGAAGCTAACCCATATAGTGGTCAGGGGCATCGCAAGGGCGATGACCATGCAGGTAAGCCACAACACACTGCTAAAATCATAGCTGCTAAACAGGCAGTTAAGATGGCTAGAAAGGCTCTTGACAAAGCATTCAAGGGCGATGTTGACGAAAACTTCATCAGCATGGCACCTCAAGCAGTAGCAGAAGAAGAAGTTGAAGAAGGCTTAGACGCAAACCAAAAGCGTGTAGGTCAGCTTGGACCTACAGAAAAAGTTAAGAACAACAACATTGGCAAGCTAGTCGGCGCCAGCGAATCAACAGAGATTGATCCGGCACTGGCTCGTATCATGGAAATGGCCAGATTCAAAAGATAATTATATTTTGGGTACATAGTGTAAAATATTATTATATTATGCACCCAAATAGGTTGTAAATACATTGCACATGAGTTATAACATAACTTGTGTGTAGTTATCTCCGATAACGAAACATAAAAACACTTACAAAGCTCAACTTAGGCACATTTTAAAAGGAGATTATACAATGGCAAGTCTAGCAGAAATCCGGGCACGTTTAGCAGCCCAAGAAAACAAGGGCCAAAATAACGGCGCCCGCACACAATCAGATAACGCAATCTATCCCCACTGGAATATCAGCGAAGGTGCTACTGCAACCATTCGCTTTCTTCCAGACGCTAACCCTAACAACGAATGGGGCTTCTGGGTAGAACGTCAGGTCATCAAGCTTCCGTTCAACGGCATTAAGGGTGATCCAAATGCAAAGCAAATTACTGTACAAGTTCCTTGCGTAGAAATGTATGGCGATAACTGCCCCGTTCTTGCAGAAGTTCGTCCTTGGTACAAGGATGATACTCTTAAGGAACTCGCTAACAAGTATTGGAAGAAGCGTTCTTATCTCTATCAGGGTTTTGTTCGCACTAACCCGCTCGGTGATGATCAGACTCCAGCTAACCCAATTCGTCGCTTCATCATCAGTCCACAGATTCAAACTATCATTAAGGCATCTTTGATGGATCCTGAAATGGAATACTTGCCGACTGATTACACTAACGGTTTGGACTTCAACGTCAAGAAGACTTCAAAGGGCGGATACGCTGACTACTCAACTTCTAATTGGGCCCGTAAGGAATCCCCGTTGACGGAAGCTGAATTGGCAGCTATTGAAGCTCATGGTACGTATAATCTTGCTGACTTCTTGCCAAAGAAGCCAAGCGAAGCAGAACTTCGTATCATTAAGGAAATGTTTGAAGCATCTGTTGATGGTCGTCCTTATGATAATGATAAATGGGGTGCATACTATCGTCCGTATGGTCTTGCAGCTCCTGAGGGTGCAGCAGCACAACATACCGAGTCTGCTGAAACCAGCTCTCCTGTTGCACCCAAGATAGTTGACTATGAACCAAGTCACGGTGCCCATTCACAGCCGGTATCAAACGATGTTCCTTGGAATGAAGATGAAACTCCTGCTGCAAGCGATGCTGTTGTACTTCCGAAGTCCGATACATCAGGCGACAAGGCTCAGGACATTCTTGCAATGATCCGCGCCCGTCAGTCTAAGTAATTGCTTAGTTTGGGGAGGCAATGCCTCCCCATTTGACAGGAGGTTTATATGACATTACCAGATGAAAGATATAGAGCCTTGAAGCAAAGTAGAAAGCTTTTAGAAGAACTTTGCGACCCTGGCAAAACACCGAGAGTACCAAGCATCATTCGTGATCGTGCTAGAACTATTCTTCGTCATTATCCACACGATATTGATATGGATCGATTGGCCGAAAACAATCCCGAAATGCTTGAAAAAAACTTACCCGGTGATAAATTAAAACAAATTGTAAGATAGGAATAAAAATTGGCAAAACCATTTGATATTAGTAAGTTCCGCAAGGACATCACCAAGGCTATTGACGGCCTTAGTATCGGATTTAATGATCCGACAGATTGGATTAGCACAGGCAACTATGCACTCAACTACCGAATTAGCGGTGATTTTAATAAAGGTATTCCGCTCGGCAAGGTTACAGTATTTGCCGGCGAGTCAGGTGCAGGTAAATCCTACATCTGCTCAGGAAATATTGTAAAACATGCCCAGCAACAGGGCATCTATGTTGTACTAATCGACAGCGAAAACGCACTTGATGAATCATGGCTTCACGCTTTGGGTGTTGACACTGGCGAAGACAAGCTCCTCAAGATGAACATGGCAATGATTGATGACGTTGCTAAGACTATCTCTGACTTCATGAAGGGCTACAAGGCCATGAATGATGAAGACAAGCCTAAGGTTCTATTCGTCATTGACTCACTTGGCATGTTGCTCACTCCGACTGATGTTAATCAGTTCGAAGCAGGTGATATGAAGGGTGATATGGGTCGTAAGCCTAAGGCACTGACTTCACTCGTTCGTAACTGCGTTAATATGTTTGGTTCAAATAACGTTGGTCTTGTTGCAACTAATCACACTTATGCATCACAAGATATGTTTGACCCTGATGATAAGATCTCAGGTGGTCAAGGCTTCATCTATGCATCATCTATTGTTGTTGCAATGAAGAAGCTAAAGCTTAAGGAAGATGAAGACGGTAACAAGGTCAGTCAGGTAAACGGTATTCGTGCTGCTTGTAAGGTCATGAAGACTCGTTACGCAAAGCCTTTTGAATCGGTTCAAGTCAAGATTCCTTATACTACTGGCATGAGTCCTTACTCAGGTCTTACTGATATGTGTGAAGCATTGAAGATGCTCAACAAGGAAGGTAACTCTCTTGTGTATAGCAAGCTTGATGGAACTATCATTAAGAAGTTCCGTAAGGGCTGGGAAGCAAATGACGATGGTTGTCTTGACGCTATCATGGAAGAATTCGAACGTAAGAATTCTAAATTAATTGTTGCGGAAGAAGCAGCAGCAGTAGAAGAGGATGTTGCGGAATGAGCTTATCTCTTATCAATGAAGTTTGGAAGCTATTGAAGCCGAGCATTGAAGCAGGTGATACTGACGGTGCTGCTGAAACTCTAGTCAACTATCTCGTTGAGGAAGAGATTGCTTCTGCACATGAAATTAAGTCAACATTTCGAGGTGACAAGGATATCAAGGCTGCACTTGATTTTTACTTAGAAACTCCGGATTCTGGTCTAGTGCATGAATATGATGATGACCTAGACGAAGATGACTACTACGACGATGACGATAATTATAACGACGATTACGAATGACTTGGTACGGCAAAATCACTCAGGATTTGAGTCACATTCCTGATTTCATTACTCATTATGAGAATGAAATGATTTCCGCAAAAAATGATGTTAAGGTGTACGGTAATGTTGAAAAGAACATTGCCGCACTACCCGGAGTCACGGAGTATCGCTTTAATCAATTACAAGAGATTGAAGCGGTACTCAACTTCCTAAATATTCAGTTACGTAAAATAAAAAGAAACTATTTCAAAAAGTATCTTGAAAATTACAACAGACAACTCACTCCTCGTGATGCTGAAAAGTATGCAGAGGGTGAAGATGATGTTATTGATTTTGAAGTGCTAATCAATGAAGTTGCCTTACTACGCAATAAATGGTTAGGCATACTTAAAGGCATTGACGCAAAACAATGGCAATTAGGACACATTGTTCGTCTACGCACCGCAGGCATGGAAGATGTATCAATTGGGTAAACTGACTATTGATTATCAGTGACAATTAGTATACTGTGAAATAGTAAGGAGAACACGATGAGAAATATGACAGCAATTGCTTGGGATGATTTAGTTGATGCTTCGGAATCCAAAGATACCGAAGTCCGTTATAATTTCACGACAGACCCTTTGCTAATCAGTTGCACTCTTTATCGTTTGATAAAGGAGTCACGAGAAACCGATTCCATATCGTATCTTAATTGGTCTTTAAACGAACACGCTGACAAGATTGTAAATAAAATTACCGATCAGGATCGTGTGTTTGCCGAAACCCTTAAATCATACTATATGTCTAAGTTGCTTATGGCTAAATTGCGCGGCGATGACTTCACTAAGTTTAAAACTGATTTGATGCAGTATCTACACGATTCTCCTAATACTCTCACTTCACGTTTTATTGGTATGGTATATAAACTGCCTTACTTCTACGAATATGATATGAAGCTTGTTGAAATTTTTGGTGGAGAACGCAAAGACCTTGGTCCTGCTAGACACCGTGATAGGGAAGACATTACGCTAACCTTTATTGCTAAAGCCGATAATGGACAGAAGCGTTCTCGTAACTATGAATACTGGTTTAAAGATGACACTGACACTCGCATTCTACTAGAAGTAGAAAAGCACAATCCCGTAAGAAATCTTTGGGAACAGAGCATTCAGGCTGGCAAGTTAAACGTTAATACTCTTTTTGAAAAGAAGCGTAGAGATAACCTAGAATTTTACGTTGCTAGGGCGTGGACTATCAATATCTAAAAGGAGACTATAATGAAGGGTGATAAACTAAAACTGCATATTGCAGAACTAAAGCACAAGCATCATCATTTAGAATTGGAAATAAACAAGCTTGTTTATCTACACGGTGACGAAATGAAAATCCAAGAGTTAAAAAAGCGTAAACTCAAATTAAAGGATGAAATAGAATTACACGAGTCTCAACTTAAAGATATCGGTTGACATACATCCTATAATTTGCTATTGTTAATTATAGATAGAAAAAGGAGCAAAATATGAGAAAAGGTGAATTACTCGGCAAAGTCCTAGTTCTCGCTACTAATGCTCATGCAGGTCAATTTGACAGAGGCGGCAACCCTTACATTCTTCACCCAATCAAGGTGATGCATTATCTCAAGACTGATGATGAAGAATTGCAGTGCATCGCCCTATTGCACGATGTTATTGAAGATACCAAAACTACTTGGCAAGACCTTCAAGATATCGGTTGTACTGCTCGTGTTATAGCAGGTGTACGAGTCCTTACAAAGATGCCCGGACAGACCTACGATGAATACAAGAAAGAGGTCTTCGCTAATTTTGATGCAATGCGAGTGAAGTCTTGTGACCTTCGTCATAACACTGATATCCGTCGTCTTAAGGGTGTCACACAGAAAGACATTGACCGCATGGCAAAGTACAATCAATTCTATCTTGAAATTCAGTCACGACTGAACGGATAAAAATCGTACCCGAGGTCATTTTTCGGTTGACTTCGGGTACCCATTTTGCTATAGTGAATTATAGAAACAGTACAGAGGAATCAATATGTCTCGCATTCTTATCAAGCAAGGTGAATATCGCAACAACCCTGTTATCAACAGCCAGTTTACTCTCGTAAAGGGTTTCCAGACTACAAAGAAAGGTTCGTTTGTGACTGTCAAGAATGATGGTGTGTTTCCCGTAAACATCGATGAAGTTCGCATCAAGGTATCGGACCTTAATGATGTTGAATTTCTTGATGGTGATGCTGCACCGGTCACGGCTACGGTAGCTGAAACTGACCAAGAAGCAATGGACCGCATCGCTACTCGTTTTGAAATCCTCGATGAAATGTCTGCTGCGTGTATCAAAGGAGATATTCGTGCGATGATCGTTTCGGGTCCTCCGGGCGTTGGTAAGTCGTTCGGTGTTGAACAGCAGCTTGAGAAAGCATCGTTGTTTGACAAGATTGCTAACAAGCGTCAAAAGTATGAAGTTGTCAAGGGTGCAATGACTGCACTCGGTCTGTATGCCCAGCTGTATCGCTACAGCGACAAGGGCAACATCCTCGTGTTTGATGACTGTGATAGCGTGTTCGGTGACGAACTTTCGCTGAATATTCTTAAGGCTGCACTAGACAGCGGCAAGCGTCGGCGCATTTGCTGGAACTCGGACTCGCGCCTTCTGCGTGAAGAAGGTATTCCGAATGCGTTTGAATTCAAGGGTTCTGCTATCTTTATCACGAACCTCAAGTTTGAAAACGTTCGCAGCAAGAAGCTTCAAGATCACCTTGAAGCACTTGAAAGCCGCTGTCACTTTGTTGACTTGACCATCGATACCGAGCGTGACAAGATGCTTCGTATTCGTCAGGTCAATCGTGACGCACAGGGTGGCCTCTTCGGCGACTACAGTTTTATGAATAACGAAGCCGAACTTATCCTAGACTTCATGGAAGCCAATCGCACTAAGCTTCGTGAATTGTCAATCCGTACCGCTCTCAAGATTGCTGACCTTGTAAAAATGTCTCCGAATAAGTGGCAGGCTCTTGCTATGAACACGGTCATGCGTCGGGCATAACATGAAGTTAACTCGCATCCCGCTAGATACTAACAACCGCATGCTTCGCATTGGGTTTGGGAAGCATGACGGTCGTTGGTTTGCTAGAATTGATGTATGGTTTTTTGGATTAAGGATTACCCCATAATAATAAATGCCTTTCAACAAACTTTCGGGGACTTCGGTCCCCGTTTCTTTTCCAGAACGCTTGCAAAAATACATAACGGTGCTATAGTATGAATATGACTAATAAGGAACAATTGCTATATTTCTTCCTGCAAGGTAAGATCAGCTTGAGTCAATATGACTACAAGTTTATGGCTAACCTACAAACTATAATCCAAAACAATTCGCGGGTAACGAGCAACCAAGCTGACCTGTTCGATAAGCTTATCAGTAAGTATAAGAAGCAGCTTGCTAAGCAAGGACTTGTTAAGGAAGAACTTAAAGAACTTCCGTGGAAGACAATGATAGTCGAAAGCACCTCAGAGTACACAGGTGCGGTAGTATCATTGCGGGATAATGAACTTAACATTCGTGTTCCGTTCAACAAGTCATTTATTAGCGAGTTTCGTAATGTTCCAAACAATGCATTTGACTGGGACAAAGAAACCAAATCGTATTCGGCTCGGTTCGGCACTACCGCATTAAAAGTTGCATATACTGCCCTTCCGAAGTTCTTCTCTACGGTGCGATATGATGACCAACTGCAAACTATCATCGATGAGTTAAAGCAGTACGAGGAGCTAATTTGGAATCCTACACTAACTAAATACAACGGTGAATTGATTGTTGCGGCAGCTAATCCTATTATAGCAGAATTAATTCAGGATACCGAGTTAACCTTGGAACCACGAACGATATTTAATTTGACTTGCATGGGGATAACTATTGATCCGAAGCTTTACGAAGCTTCTGAAAAATTAAGATTTGCAGCCAGTTCGGTGTACGAAGTCGAGTTGACGGATGTGGAAAACACTATAGGATGGATGAAGAATGTCGGTTGCGAAAATGTTGTGATTGGTAGAGGATTGCGAAGCACTATCAGCCAAGAACATCTATCTAGCATGATTGAAAAGTATGGAATGAGGTCGTTAGGACCACTATCATATGGTACGTTGCCTGATGGTGTTTCTATGCTCATGCAGCATACAAGTAATGTCAACAGTCGAACTCCTTTCACTGGACAAATAACTAAAACAGTCGTGCTAAAAGATAGCCGACCAATCGAGGTCAAATGAACGAAGCAAAAATCATAATTAAGGACGAAGTTAATGTAAAGATTGAGGGTCTAGAACTTTCAGATCGCCGTGCATTGATGAAGAAGTTTGAATACGAAAAGCCGGGGGCAAGATATTTGCCCGCAGTTCGTTTGGGTCGTTGGAACGGCAAGATTAGCTATTTTAGTCTTGCTGGTAGCACTTATCTAAACCTCCTAGAAGATGTTATCACGTATCTGTATGATAAGAATTATGACATTGAATTAGTTGACCATAGGCAAAGTCACGGCAAGTTAGAGTTTGACCTAATCCGTGAAGATAGTTTTTCTGACACTGTATGGCCAAAAGGGCATGAACGTGAAGGTCAACCCATCGTGCTACGAGACTATCAGGTTGAGATTGTCAATAACTTCTTAGCTAACCCTCAATGCTTACAGGAAGTTGCAACGGGCGCTGGTAAGACGCTGATGACTGCTGCTCTATCTAAGTCTGTAG